ATTTGTCGCCGTGGGTTTTGTACTCGAGCACGTGCCAAGTCTTGGGCGCCTCTGGAAAGCCCACGCCTGCACCGTCCATGCTGCCACCGAAGTGGTTGCCCAAAGCCTTCACGCGCCACTGACTACCGTCTGGCGTGACGTCGTGGACCTCGATGCCAATGCGTCGTAGGTTTGCAGTGAAGCGAGCCTCAGCCATCTGGCCAGTCTCAAACAGGCGAAGCATGCGGCCTGTAAATTTCTTGGCGTCGACCCAGCGGAATGTCAACCAGAGCTGGCGCTCGCATGAGCGGCCAATCAAGCTGGCGCCTAAGTGCGGACGGTTACCTGACTCGGCGTCGTCCTCGTAGGCTTTGTAAATCTTAGCGACCGTGGTGTGGTTTGGTTCGGGCAATGCTGCCATGTTGTTCTCCGTCTTGTTGCAAAGGTGAGGGGTGAGTTACTCGGGGACGGCGCTTTCGGTTTCCCTGCCCTTTCGGGTGCCCCTTAGCGATCCTTCACCCCTCACCTTTACAGGCTCCCCGAAGGGAGCCACCGATTACTCGGCTGATTCAGTCGTGGCTTGTACGCCAGCAACTTCGATCTTCACGCCGTCTTGCATTGCTGCAACGAGGGTGCGTTGGTTTGCCACCTCAACTTGAAACAAGCCTTCAGCGACGTGGCGAAGTGCCGCGTTCTTGGTGCTTGCTTCAACGAGATGAAAGCCATTGCCAATAGTTGATTGAACTGAGTAGATGCGCGTGGTCATTCTGCTGCTCCTTCGGGTTGAGCTTCAGCCTTGACGACTTCAGCTTTGGCTTTTGATTCAGCGATCAAAGCTTCGACTTGAGCTTGCTTTTGCAGCTCTTCCATTTGGTATTGGTATTGGCCAAGCACCTCTTGGTACAAGGCTTCGACTTGTCCACGTGGCAACGTGTTCAATGCGTTTAACACCAGCTCTACGCCAGCGGGAACGAACTTGATCGTGATGATTGGGGGTTGGTTTTGGTTTGACATTTAGTTTCCTTTAGTTGCTTGATAACGCTTCTCAGCGAGCAGATAACCTTCGAGCGGCCACATGTGGTCAATGGCTTTTTCAAAGGCGTACTTCTCACCAGTTGCCTTGTTGTACTGAGCAGGGTCTACGCATGCACTCGTGCCGAGAATCGTGTGACCGTTCTCGAGCGTCAGCATGCACAGTGTGGTGGTGGAATCACCCAACACCGTGTACTCAGTTTTCTTGATCTTGGCCAGCATGCTTTCCATGGTCACGCGCACTGGCAAAGTTTCTTGATTTTCTGTCATGGTCTTCTTTCAAAAGGTGGGGTGGTGACGCGGCCCATCCGCGCACTCTATAGCTCTACCTATGTGTCCACCCCGTAAGAGGTGAGGTCTACTCGCTGCGTCTGTTGCTGGTAAGGCTCTAATGATTTGTTCAATGCCCAGATCTATACGGGTCACAGCATCCGCTTTCGACCTCGTCAATTACTTCTTAGCCCAAGGTGGAGATGAGCCTGCGGGTGCCGACGTTGTTGGCGCGGCGGCCGTGTTTGCTGCTGCCGAGAATGGGCGAGGGGTGGAGCTAGGTGGCACTGCTGCACCACCAGAAGCTGCGCCATCGACAGGCTTAAAGCCAGCAATTTCATTTTGGTCTTCATACTGTGGGTCATCAGACTTACGAATCTTCACGCGGATTTGAACTGGCTTGTTGTGCAGCTCGACGGTGTCTTGCATTTGCACGATACCGATGGAGTCACACAGCTCGCGCAGCTGTTGCTGAGCGATGGTCTCTGCCTTGGGGTTGGTGTGCTGAATGTTCAGACGCGACCACACTTTGCGACCACGACCTTGGTCAGACAAGATGTCGAAGGTGAGCTTCAATGCTTGGCCGTTGCCAGAGTTGAGGGCCACGATGTCGGACTCAGAGGCCTGAGCGATGTACCATCCTGCGGGCAGGAGTTCGTAGTTGTTTTCGCGTTTCTCAACGCTGCCTGTATTGAAATTAAAGCGTGCCATTTGGGTGTCCTTTCTAGGGATTAGTTGGCTGAGGTTGATTTGACTTTCGCGGCGATTGCCGATAGGTCGGGGGACTCGAACATCTCAAGACTGCCTGAGCGATCTTTAGCTTCGTAGTTATAGTCGCGGCTCGTTTGCAGCCAGCGTGTTGGGTTGCCGTCGCCGTCCTTCTCAACACGAAGAGCGAAAACAAAATCAAAGAAGTAGCCGACGCCCTGCTTGAGCATGTTGCCGGGCATGGCTGGGTAGTACAGCATCGCGCCAGTTTGCTCGTCCTTGGTGCGCTCTTGCTTGCAAGAGAACATCACGTTGCGTGCGGGCATGTCGCGGAATGCACGGATCAGGTCAGTCATTTTCTCGGCCAGTGCACCGTATGCTTGGCGAGGATCTTTGGCTGCCTTCTTCTCGTGGTTGAGCACCACCTCAGCGATCTCGCTGATAGAGTCCAAGCAGATCCACTTGAATGCTTGGCCCTCGGGTGTGTTGGCCACAAAGTCATAGGCTTCGTACAGCTGGTCGAGTGTCTTGACCTCAATCACTGGGATGTCCAAGTGACGCAGTGACAACAGGCCAGACTCAGCGCTGATGATGATGGTGGATTCACCAGTCGTGCCACACAGCGTAGTCTTACCTGCGCCGGCTGGACCGTGAACCAAGAACTTCAAGCCGCTGATTTCGGCAGCTTGCTTGGTGGATGAAAGAACGATTGCCATTGAGATCCCCTTAGATCATTTCGATTTTGATAGTGGGCGACGCAGGCTTGGACTCAAAGAACTTTGAGACCGCAACCAAGTCATTGCCCTCGAATTTACGCAGAGCTGTAACGCTGATGTCTGCGCTCCACTTGAATGCAGCGCGCTGCTCTTCAGAGAGAAATTCCCAACGCTCTTGCAGAGCATCGGTGTCCACTTTGCGTGCGACTTTGTATGTGACTGTGACCTTGGCGCCAATGTCTGGCAGCTTCATGGACTCAGTACCCTCGGCCTTGCCGGTGGAAAGCTGGAGGGAGATTTGCTCGTCGATCTCGCGGCGCTTTTGCACCGCCTCGTCTTCGACGCGCTTTGCTGCAATACGTGCAGTCACGAGGTCTTGAATTGTTTTCATTGTGTTGTCCTTCTGGAGTGGTTAAAAAACTTGCCGTCTTGGGAAAAGTATATCACAGTTTTTATACCGGTACAAACTTTTCGAAATTAAATTTACCGTAGCGTTCTGGGTGTGGGCCAAGCACCCAGCCGCTGGTTGTGCCCTGCTGGTTGATGGCGATGCAGTCCTGCTGCAACAGCCGGCACAGCTCGTTGATGTCGTCAGCAAAGCTCAGTGACATGCCGTCGATGTCGACCGCAACCAAGATGTTTTGCTGGTACTCAAGCGTGCCGTCGTCGCGCTCTACTTGGTGATCAAAGCGTCGAGCCTTGTAGTACCCCATGTTTTGAGCGATAAAGTCAAGGGCTTGGTTGGCACGGATCTCACAGTCCCTGATGCTATTGCGAGCACCACGAACGTCTAGGCGAATGTTCATTTCGATGCGCATGTCAGCCCCTTACTTTACGTTGACAACGATCAACTTGCCGGCCTTTTTGAGCGCGTTCATGGTCTCCACCAACCCGACTGGGCCGGCAGGCTCGTCGTCTTCAATGGTCCATGGCGCTGCGTCGTAGCCGGGCAGCTTGCAGACAGCCCAGTCAATCAGCGTTTGTAAAAAGACTTTGGCCTCGCTGACTTCCCAATCATCGAACTCGCAGCTTTGGTAGATCAGACTGTTGGCCAGCTTGATAATCTTGATGGCGTCAAGCAATGGGGCGTCGATCGCGTAGACGATCTCTGGAGGCACGTTGTTCTCTTTGTATCTAGCGTTGACGCTGTCGTAGTTGGCGGCAAGCAGCATCTCGGCTGTGTTTTGCTCGCAGCCTTCAACGCGGCGGTTCATGCCGGCGTACTGGTAAGACAGGTTCATGCGGCTGGCGGCACGGACGAGGGCGTTGATCTGAGTATTTGAAACGATGAATGCTGACATGATGATCTCCTGATGCGTCCCAGAATCTGCTGGGCCAGTAAAGTTATTGTATCACAGTTGTGAAGGTTTAATACTGAACCAGCGGCTGCCAGTTATTTTTTTTGAACTCTTCAAAGTCTTTGTACTTGCGCACCATTGATCGGTCTGCGCTGTTGGCCCAAGATGGAATGATTGCCAAGGCTTGCTGGGCAGTGTCAACACGGTAGCCAGTGCCGCACTGCTTGCATGGCTTGTTGACTGTGCTGAACTTCTCACCAGACATTGGGTCGTACTGCACATAACCGATGCGTGTGCCGTCGGTAAAGTACACGTATGAGGTCAGCTTCTCTGGTCCAAAAACCTGCAGGCCGTCTGCCTTGATGTCGTCGATCAATTGCTGTATTGACATTGCGTTCTCCTGATTAAAGTGCGGCCATCGCGTCGGCGTACTCAACACCCATGGCGTCGGCCACGAAGTCGTAGCTGCCCTTGGTCCCTGCCTTGACGTCGTCGCGGCTGGGAATCACGTTGCCGTAGTAGTCACTGGCGCGGGACTTGCCAAGCAAGCAGCAACCAGAGTTAATGGCTTCCATCATGGTGCGGCCGTAGCTACCTTGCAGGCCCCACATGCCGCTGTTGATTGCGTTCTGAATCGAGGCGTAGTATTCGTCAGCGCCACAGTCGTTGGATTCAATGTTGTCGATGTCGTTTAAGTTGAACATGTTGTGCTCCTGATTAGATTGCGAGTTCGGGGGTTGCAACGCAGACTTGGTAGCCAGC